AATCCAACTAAATGCCAATCCTTGATACTTAGTAACATCCTGATCCTTATCTAAATAACTCATCCACAGAGTAGCCCCTGATGGTGCAGTCCATTGCATCTTACGTTCTGACCATTTAATTCCCGGCCAAATCTTAGGGTACATTTCCTGCGACTTACTAATAAGTTCTCTTAGTTCTTCTGTTGTGTGACGTAGTAATAAGCCACTAAAGCTGGAATTACCCATGTACCTAAGAGGATCAGCAAGCATAGCGTAAGACTTCCCACCACCAGCACTGCCTCCGTACAAGACTTCTCTTTCACCTGCGGCAAGAAAGTTAGTCTGCGGTCCCTCATTCGGTTTAAAGATAACATTGTGATCTTCCTCTACCTGTTTAATATACTCTTGTTCAATTATATTAGACTGAGGTATTGCTTTCTTCGTTGCTTTCTTTGCAGTCGAGCCTTTTCGTTTCGAGGGCTTCCGCTTTGGCGATTGCCGCTTTCGCATATTCTGCCCATCTGCGTAGGCTTGTAGACTGACTTTTCCTTCTTCGCTCATTTTTTACTCGCTTCATTAACCCTACATGTGATATACTTCTACCTGTATGTGCGCTCAACCAATTAGCAACTTCTCTGTACGAATATTGTTTTAGGTATCTTTTAGCTAGAACTAATTTGTTTAGTTCATCGGGTATAGGTTTTAGTACATCACTATCTTCAGGATCAACTTTATACCCAAAAGGTATTGTACGTGATATTTTAGGAATGTCAACCCATTCATTATCTATTTGTACATCTGTGGGCTGTGGGAGTTTGTATTTGCCTAAAGGCTTAGTCATCTTCTTCTTCTACAATTTTAGCTGGCATTAACATAACGCCACCTTTGGCTTCTACTTGCATCTTTTCTGTTTTAACCAGTCCAGTGCGATCCAGTAGTTCCTTTGCAGAAGCAACTTTATCTTTAAGGCCCAGTTCTGTGGGGTCGTACAGACCACCAACAATAGCCATTGCAGCCTTTGGAGCATTCCTTGCCATATACATTTGAGTTGCGTCAAGTATTTCTTCCTTTATGCCTCTAATTAAATCACTGGTACTGTAAGTTTCTGAGTACCCTGCTAATTTCTTAGCAAGTACTACATCACCACCTGCACCATCAAACAGTACATTGAGAAACATTTGTTGTTTTTCTGTGAGGTTACGTGCCATTATTTTAGTTCCTTATATTTAGGTAAGCAGTAAGCTATAGCTCTGTCTTCTGATGCTATACCGTGTGTGCTGTATCTTTTAGTTATTTCTTTTGCGTAGTAGTTACAGTGTTCAATTGTACTGAATACCATTGTGTCCTCTATACGTTCTCTGTCTATCCCAAGATAAACTATTAGTACAAAGGTATACACCTTTACATCATTTCAAAATGAGGAGCATCAATAAATGGTCTACGGCCTTGTGATCTACGCAGGTCTACATAGCTATTCATTGCGTCCTCCATAGAACCATCCCACTCAGCAATGTTACCCACACTCCAAGCTGCGCCCCACTTAACAGGAACACCATGAATACGTGCAGCATCAGCCATAGCGTCAGCTAGTTCATCATACATATTCAAAGCCCATGTAATGTTAGGGCCAACATAGGCCACCAGATCAACTGCACGGCCCTCTAGATGCTTACTCTTCATGGTTTGTGAAGCACCCTTAGCTACCAAGGCTTCCTGCTCGGCTACGGTACGCATACCACAAGTTACACCAAAGTCTACTTTAGTCATGTCAATAGCTGCATTAACTACAGTTATAAGTCCTGCATTAACGCCTTCAAGCCGACCAATGCTACGTGATGATAGTTTAAATCCCATTTTGTTTCTCCGCTATGAGCTTTGATTGCTCTCGTATTAACTCTTGTTGTTTCTCTAATGTAATAAACTGCCTGTCAGCTTCACTTAACTGTGGCATTTTTATTATATTATTACTTTTTGCCAAAGAACTTACTCACTGAACGCATTCCTATGCTGGCACTTACAATGCCGCCTAATGCAATCTGATACCACTGAGGCATTATCTCTAGTGACGCAAAGCCCTGTGCAACTATAGCGTTACCCCACTCACCGCAGAATGCAAGTATAAGGGGAATGCTAAATAGTAAAGTAATCCATTCATCTTTCCATGAGTTCTCGGTAGCTCTCATTGCTTCCAAGTCCCAATCAATCTCACCAGTAAGCTGCTTCTTTTTAATCTCAGCCTCAGTTAGTTTGATCTGTGTCTTACCATCTATGATACTGGTAGCTAGTCCTGTGAGGCTACCTATAAGTTTACCAATCATTTGTGCTTCTCATTTCCTAGCCATACAGCAAAACAACCTGTGAGTGCGCCCATACAAATAGATACTAATCCTGATTGTTGTATTGATGGATCAGGCAATGTCATAAACCAATGTACTGCTTGGTATGTAAGAACAGTAACTGCAAGCATCATAATACGAGGCATAAGCTGCCACTTGAGTACACGCTCCATAATAATTTCTGGCATTAGGTTTAACTCCTGTATGACTTTACTTTTTTGGCAACTTTCTTAGGTTGAGCCACAAACTGCTTACCCTTAGCCTTGCCTCTTCGTTTGGCACTGGTTGTAGCAGCGTACTCAGAATCAGTAAGAGACTTAATAGCTTTAGCAGGTAGGTATCTTTCACCAGTAGCCTTCGGCCCTTGTGTTGAGGGCTTGCCACTTTTAGTTCTCCAGTCCTGCTTAGTCCACTTTTTAAGACTTTTTTGACTTTTTGCTAGTGCCATCTGCTTTAGCCTTTGCTGTTTTACTTAGGTCTTTATAATGAAATAACTTTACGCTTGTCTTACTGTGAGTCTTACCTGTGTGTAAAGAACCGTTAGGCATCTTGTGAGTGCCGCCTTTATGTTCCGTCCCATCTTTCTTATAGTGCTTTACGCCCTTCATTATGTATAACCTCCACCTGCTTTTTTATACCGTGAGGCAACAAGCTGTGCTTTACGAGCCGACCACTGACCGGGCCTTCCACCTTTGCTGCCTGCTTTAACAGAGTTAAAAATACGTTTACGCATACTAGGCTTAGTATAATTACCTGCAGCATTTACTGTACTTTTTTTAGCCATGTTTTATTCCTACCTATTAGATACGATGTGGGTCAAAGTATTCCTCTACAGAAACTATTACTTCCATTGTATTAGCTGTCTCAACGTACACTAAAATCTTATCACCTGAGTGTAAATTAAAATAATTACCATCCACTAAGTTAGCTATAGAGTTACCAGCCATACTAAGGGCATTAGCTATGTAATGATACTCTTCATCCTCTGCATGATAGAACTGCACATAAACCTTTTTAGTAGAACTATTGTTATTGCTTATGTGTAAGTATCTAGTAATAGCACTAAAGTTAGCAGGACAAGTGTACACAGCGGTAGCGTTAGCATCTGCAGCAGTAGCTGCAATAGTGTACCCCTGTGTATGAAACTTGGACTTAGTTAGATCAGGCACAGACTATACCTTTGTATAAACTAACTGTACTGGTCAAAGACCTTTTGTCTAATTTCCCCACGTGTTACTCCTATATCTCTAAGAGCTTTATCTGACATATGTTGTAGTTGCCAGTAAGCTACTCTACGTTCTTGTGCGTTTTGTATTGCTTTAATAATGTTCTTGAACATGGTATGTTTCTCCTTATGCTAGTTGATACCTAAGTCATAAGGTAGTTATACCATGTTCAAGTTAAAATTTATACAGCTATTAATGCATTCCCGTTATGCATAAGTAGAATAACAGGAAGGGTTGAATTACTTATTTAAAGGTTTTAACCCAGCTTTCTTTAAGGCTTGGGCTTTAGTTTGCTTATAGATAGCCTTAAACTGACTATCTGATAAACGTTTTGCATCTGATTTAATTTTGTTGGACATTACTTCTTAGCTTTTTTCTTAGCCATGCCACCGTACATGTAGCCTGTCTTAGCCATACCGCCACCCATCATCTTTTTAGCTGCTGGTTTCTTTTTAGCCATACCACCTTTGTTCATTTTGCCAACACCATCAGCAGCATAGGCAGGTACTTTCTTACCGTCCTTCATTACCATTGGCATACCGCCTTTGTTAAAAGGCAGTGCTTTAGAAGGATCGTACCCTTTAAAGTCTTTTTTATCCCGATTAGCTTGTGAAGACTTGCGACCTACTTTATCTACCTCTGCAGATTGCATATCTTGAAATGCTTTACGTTTAGCTTTAATCATTTTCTTTAACATAGTTTTAATACTACTTGCTTGCATATCATTAACTTTATTTTCATAAGCATCTAAACTTCTTTTAGTTTTAGCTTGCTCAATATCAGTTTTAGATACAGTAGCTTTTTTAGCAATAGAGCCTTTACGTTGCGTATTAGCCTGTGCAGTCTTAGCAGCACGATCTTTTACACGTTGAGCATCCGCTTTACGATCTGTTTCTGCAGCTTTAGGTGTATCTTTCTGTTTACCCGGTGTAGCACCAGTTTTCTTAGGGCCAGCTTGTGCAGCTTTATCCTTAGCTTCTTTACGGAGCTTAGTACTTAGTGACTCACCACTACCTTTTAGTCCCTCTGCCGCCTTATCTGCCTTTGCACGTGCAGCATCATCTGTTTTGTCACGTAATTGGACAGAAGGTTTAGCTTTAGGTTTATTTTCAACTGCTGCTCTAGCTTTAGCTGCTTTGGCACGTGCAGCTACTTCAGCAGCTTTCTTCTTTGCTTTA